CTTTTCGAAAATGTACCGAAGAATGCGCTGCGTCATGCATAATTATTCCGCAATTGCGGAAAACCGGCGATTAAATGGCGGTTAAATATGTCACTCCTGCATATGAGACGCCAATACCCGAGGGAGTAGCGGGAAGCTATGGACCGCAAGCGTGCATGTGGGCACGTCGGAGGCTGGGGCTGGTGGCCGGTCCGTGGCAGGCACACGTGATTGAGCGTGTGCTGATGCATGACGATGCGGGCGATCTGTTGGTGCAGGAAGCGCTAGCCTCAACGGGTCGCCAGAATGGTAAGACTACCATCGTTCGCATCATCATGGGGTGGATGCTGGACGAAGGCATTAAGCTTCCCGCGTTTCAACGGTGGATCGACATGCTTGCAGCTGCGCATGATGCGGGTCAGGCGCGCGTTGTCTATCGCGCGGTGCAACGCGACATGCTCAAACTGCATGTGCCTACATACCTTGGCGGGAGGAAACCGAAGGGCGGTATCGTTGGCGATCAGGAACGCTTGCGGATTACGGACTACTTTGGGATCGAGATTAACGGGCTGACACTGGACACTGCCACGTCCCAGCCGGGTAGTGCGCGTGGCATGTCGCCGGGGTTGATTGCGTGGGATGAAATGCTGACGCAACGCAATTGGGCTATGTGGGAGGCATTAAGTCCGGCGCAATCTGCCATACGCAATGCATTGATGCTGCTAACGTCCACTGCTGGATATGCTGATAGTGTGGTTTTGAGAGCGTTATTTGAGCGCGGGCTGCGGCAGATTACGGGAGCGGAGCGGGCCGATCCATCGTTCTACATGGCATGGTGGTGTGCCGACGATGATGAGGTTGGGCTGGATTGGAAGCAGCTAAAGAAAGCTAATCCCGCATTGGATGATGGGCGTTTATCGCGCAAGCGGATTACATCGGAGTACGAAACGTCGCGCACTAATCCTGCAATGTGGGTGCGTGAGCGACTAAACCGATGGGCTGATGATCGTGTGGAACCAGCGTTTAGCTTGGAGGCGTGGGGCGCATGTCGGGAGAGGGGTCCGCTAGAAAGTGTCCCCGGTCCGTACACACTGGCGGTTGATTGTACGGCGGACCTGACGCAAGCGACGATTGCGGTTGCTGCCATGCGTCCCGCCGATGGCAGGGTTGGCGTTGAGCTACATCGCATGTTTGATGGCACGCCAACTAAGCAGATTAGGGGGAGCGATGTTGCTAAGGTGATCGGGGATTTTGCTGCTAAGCATGAGGTTAAGAACATCGTATATCCTGCTAGCTCTGCGATTGCTGGGGCACTTGCGCGGCATGAAGCGCTTACCGGCCTACCGTATATGGTGCTTGCTGCTGCTGGTATTCCCCCTGCGTGTGCTGACTTTGCAGAGGCGGTAGGATCGCGTAGATTGGCACACGATGATCCCGTGCTAGATGAGCAGATGGCATATGCTCAGCGTCGGTTTATCGGTAATGAAGGTGGTTGGCGATGGGCTGTGACAGCTTCTCCCGGACCGATCACAGCTGTTCAGTCTGCAACGTTGGCAAGCTCTGTTGCAGCTAGAGTGCCGACTAGGGCGCAGGTTTTCTTTCCTTGACGCTATGTCGAGGACCCCCTAGAATACACATATGGGTAAGCGCAAGGGTGGTCGCAAGGGGGTTGCCATTGTGCCTACCCATTCTCTTTCCGCAGTTGCGGAAAATCGAGACGAGCATTCCCTATCGGGGGTGATTGGCGGAAGCGGTACGATCCTCCCGCCTTATGGGATTAGCTCACTGGCGTTGCAATCCTATGCCTACCCCCTGACAGTCTTGGAGGCTGCGGGGGTTTCTGCTGTTCGCCGTTGTGTGTCTTTGATTGCGAATGCGATTGCGGGCCGCGAGTGGCAGGAATGGCAGGGTAGTACGAAACTCCCTCCCTCTAGGATCGTCCGTCGGCCCGCGTCGCTTATGAGTCGGCGCGAATGGACATGGCGCGTTATTGCGTCGATGGCGTTAGAGGATATTTCCTACCTCTACATGGTTGGCGGGGTTGATGATGAGGGGGTGCCGGGATCGTTACTTCCGCTGCCGCGCGAGGCAATCAATCCTGCTGGGCTGGTGGACCCATTCGGGGTATTTCCTCCGACGCAATACACGATCAGCGGTGTACCGGGCGTGGTGAGTGGCGAGGCTGTTATCCCGGTTCGCTCTGCATTCTGGCCCGGTGTGCCTTCGCATTTGGTGGGTATCCTGCGGATGGCGCGGCAATCGCTTATGGAGGCGTGGTCCGCAGGCAATTATGCGTCGCGGTACTGGCAGCATGGCGGATCACCCGTCACGGTTATTACCACTGAGCAAGAGCTAAACGATCCACAGACAGAGGGGTTGGCGTCGCGTTGGCGGGAGCGTCGCTTGCTTGGGCCGGACTATCCAGCGGTGTTCGGTAAGGGGGCACATGCCGAGCCGTATGGTGCAGACATTGCAGCTGCATCCGCAGTGGAGGCGCGACGCGAGCAGGCGATTGATATTGCAAGGCTGTTCGGTGTTCCGGTCACGTATCTTGGGATCACCCTTAGTGGTACGTCATTGGAATACAGCAACCTTGGCGATCAGGTGCTTTCGTTGGAGCGTTTCACGTTGGGTGCGTTTGTGGACCCAATTCAGGATACGATTAGCGATTTGCTGCCGGGTGATCCCGAGGAAGCGGATAGTCGCCATATGGTGATTGACATGACCCCGATTACGCGTGGGAGTCAGGAAGCGCGATATCGTGCATGGCAGATTGCTTGTGGCAAACCGTGGATGGACCCTGAGGAAGTGCGGGCAGCGGAGGGGTTGGCACCGGGTGCCCCGGTTGCTCCCCCACCCCCGATGCTGCCCGCACAAACCGAGGAAAGTGAAGGGGTGCCGGTAAATGCCGAATGATCGCGTAGCTGGGCGCGTTGAGCTTAGGGACGCACAGGATGGCGAACCGCAGCGGATCGAAGGGTTGGCCGTTCCGTATAACACGGTTATTCGCGTTCCGAATGGGCGCGAACGTTTCGTTATGGGTGCTTTTGCTGAGCAGGTTGAGGCAGTCAATCGTGGCGAACGTTTGGCGTATCTGACGCGTCATGGTGCCGATGGTGGGGTGGTTGGCGCTGCGGTTGATAGGTTGTGGGAAGATCGGGATGGGCTGCACTTTGCTGCGCAGCTGTTGGAAGTGCCAGAGGCGCAGACCATCCCACACATGATTAGGGCGGGCATCAACGGGGTGTCCGCCGAATTCGTCCGGGGATTGTCTCGTATGAAGGGGGATATTCGGGAGCATTTCTCCGGTGTCAGGCTGGCAGCAATCGCGGGCAGCTATGCTCCCGCGTATCAGACTGCGCGGGTTGCATTGCGTAGCGTTGGAGGAACACGGATGCCTAATCTTTCGGTGGAGGCGCTGACTGAGCGTCGAGACGCCATCGAGTCGGATATCGTGGAAATTCGGGGGTTGGCTGAGACGGAGGATCGACAGCTGACCGCAGAGGAAACTACGCAGATTACCACGCTGGAAGCGCGGCGGACCAATGTGGATGCTTTGATTGCTGGTGCTGAGGCGGAGGCGCAGCGTGCGAAGCTAGAGCGTCGAGCGCTCCCATCTGCGCGTCCGGGTAGCCCTGCCGTGGTGACACGCGAGGAAACGATTTATGGTCCCGGTCGCGGGCATTCGTATTTCGCAGACCTCGTGGGTATTCAGGGTCGGGACGTTGCTGCTGCTGAGCGGATGACGCGCCATCGTGCGTTGATTACCGATCTGGCGCAGCAGATCGAGAGTCGCGCGGTTGTGTCGGGTGATCTGGCGGGAGCATACCCCACGCAGTATTACCCCGATCTGTACGTGCCGGATATCGCGTACAGTGGTCCGTTTGGCGATTTCTTTGCGGTTACTCCGATCACGGCACCCAATCCTATCGTCATCCCCGCGTTTGCGTCCGTGACTGGCGATACGGATGTGCAGGGAGCGGAGAATGATCCACTTGATAATGTGGACGTTGAGACTACGCCACGCACGCTGACGCCAAAGAGCATTGGCGGGGAAACCATCGTTTCGCGTCAGGCGGTCGATGGTGCATCGCCAGGTACTGATGTCATCATTGGCACGCAGCTGCGTGAGCTTTTGATGCGTGATACCGAGCGTGAGATTGAGCTAGTGCTGGCTGCGCTTGCTGCGACGGATACGATTGCCGACACGGTTGGTACCGATCCTGCGCAGTCGGGTGCGGACTTGCATCGGGGGTTTGTGAAAATCCTTGGGCAATTCTTTGCTGGTGCTGCTGCTGGTGGGGCTGGTGCGCGGATGCTACCTGCTGAGGGTATCTTCCCGAATGCTACTAGCTGGGGCGATCTGATTGCGGGTGAGGACGGTAATGGGCGTCCGCTCATGCCGTTTATCAATCCGCAGAATGCACAGGGAACCATGCAGGGGCAGGGGTTCCAAAGTGGTGTGATCGGTGGGACTATGGTTACACCGGCATGGGCGCTGCTGGATGATACGGATCAGATCGTTGCGCGACGCAATGACGCGCGACAATGGAAGTCCGCTGTCCTTGATGTTCGCCTCTTGGAGCGAGAGGGGCCGCAGTCAGTGGTGTTTGCCGTGTTCCAATACTTCGGTTTCGCGGTGCTGGAACCGAAGGGGGTTCGGCGCTACACCTACACTGACACGTAGTTTCCGCAATTGCGGAAAAGGCAGCTGCCGTGGATTACGTGACGGGCGATCAGGTTATTGCCTTTGTGTTAGGCGGAAAGATACCTACCACTGAGGAAACCGATTGGGCGGATGCGTGTGCGGCAGCTGTCAATGCCGGCATCAATCAAAGGCTAGGGTCTGCGGCAGCCGCCATCGTAGACCCTAGCCCAGCCTTTTCTGAGTTATCGGTGCTCGCTAGGATTGGTGCGTCAGAGGCGTATAAGCGCAAGGAAGCTACCTTCGGTTTGACGGGCTATTCGGATATCAATGGTGCAGCCGTTCGGGTTGCCAAGGATTATCTAGAGGGAGTGCGCCCGATCATTGACCGATGGGGTAGCGGACCGGGGATCGGATGACAAGCGGGTTGACCGGATCGCGGGCTGCGATGCAGGCTGCGCTAGAGGCAGCGAGCCTGCGTGTATATCCCGATCCTACCGGCGAATTCTCCGCACCATGCATCCGGTTGCATGCCGCTTCGCCGTGGGTCGGTGCATCAATGTTGCGTGCTGGGTCACGGACACAGCGTTGGGAAGTGTGGGCGGTTGCTGGTAGGGCTGACTCTGGCGCAGCGTTGGCAGAGCTAGAGGAATTAGTGTCGGCAGCAACGATTGCACTTGACTCCTTGCCGGGGTGGAGCAGTATCGAGTGGGAACGGCCCGGGCCAACCGATATGGGCGGGGTCAAGTACCTTGCCACTCGTGGCATCATCGAAACGATTAGGGAGGTTTGAGCGTGGCAACGATCCTCTATATGAAGGATGTAAGTCTAAAGCTTAAGGTGGGCGCTGGGTCATTGGTCGAATACAATGCGCACCTTGCTAGTGCGCATATTGCGGTGACACCCGGCGCACAGGTTGATTATCCCACGCTCGATGGCGGGGTGTCGTCCGAGGTTGGATCACCAACCTATGCACTGGTGCTGCGCGGTACACAGGACTATAGCGCGGATGGGTTGGCCCGTTTCCTGTGGGATAATGAGGGTGAAATTCTGGACTTTGACTATCAGGTGCATGGCGCAGCTGTGGCAAAGTCTGCCGATACCCCCGCTGTCACTGGACAGGTGAGGGCCATTCCGGGTGACTATGGCGGGGAGGTTAATACGTTTGCGGAGATTGAGATTACGCTGCCGTGTATTGCAAAGCCTGTTCTGGATACTACGCCTTAAATGGGGTGGAGGGATAGGCGGTCCGGTTGGGATCGCAGGGAGGTACGTGACGTGAAAACCACTATTCGTGGGATCGAAACGTTTGTGTTCACGCTGATTAGTGCGTTCTTTTCACTGGTTGTGGTTGCTGGGCAGCCGGTGGATGTGACTGACCCGGCGAGTCAGGCTGCGCTTGTGACGGCATTTCTTACTGCTGTAGGCGTTGCTGTGCGGCAGTGGTCCGCTACGCGTGGCGCGTGAGATTGTAGTACGCGGTCAAAAGGAAACCGCTGCTGCACTGTCGAAGGTGTCCGATGATCTGGATGATTTGTCTGACGCTAACAAACAGGTCGCGCGGGATTTGCTACCCGGCATCATTCACAAAACGCGCGTTGATACCGGAGCGTTGGCGGCAGGCTGGGGGGCAGGTCCACAGGCAACGCGGATTGAATTCACCAATCCGCTTCCATATGCTCTGACGCAGGAATTTGGAAACACTCGCGGGGTGGAACCTACCTTTGCGATAGAGCAGACATTTAGGGAGCATGAAGGCGATGTCGAAAGAGCCTACGGAAGTGCCATTGAGCGGCGCGGAAAGCGCCGAGGCTTCCGAACCACGCGTTGTAAAGGTTGACCCAAGCAACATCAAGTCACTTGGCTATGGTGAATTGCTGGATGCGGGTGATTTGGCGGGGGTTGATGTAACCGCGATTTCGCAGCTGTCGGGGAATACCAAATTGCGTTTCTTTCTGGCGGTTGCCTACGTTACGGTTCGTAGGAACGAACCGGGGGTTACATGGGCGGAGGCGCAGCGTTGGAAGGTGGAGGTTGAGAGGGAACCAAAGTCGGACCCTACTCCGATGGCGAGCGAGCAAGGCGAGCAAACATGATGCATGCTGTTCGTCTCGCCGTCATGTCCGGGCGATCCTTGGAGGAGGTTCGCGCTATGCCGTATGAGGTTGCAGAGGCATACGCAACGGTCATTGCTGCAAGCCGAAGGAAGCGTAAGCGGTGAGTCTCTTTGGTCGTGGCCCAGGGTTGGTGGTTGGGATCGAAGGCGATCCAAAGGGGTTGCAGCGCACCCTTGCCACGTCTGAGCGCGACATTAAGGGCTGGGGTAGTCGCGTCAATAAGGCTGTAGCCGGGCTCGTGATCCTTGGCGGTGTTAAGATTGCTGGTGACTTTGCGGGGGATGCGATTGCTGAGGCAGATCGCCTTGGCGATGCTGCGACACGCCTAGAGCTACAGCTAGGTAAGTTGTCTGACCCGCTGAAAGATACGGCGGGGGATTTTGCAGATATTGGGTTATCGGCACAGGATGTGCTAGAGCTAGAGGCAGCCTTTGCCGATGTGGGGACAGCCCTAAAGGTTGCAGACCCATTGATTGCACAATTGGCGGATGATGCAGCTGCCACAGCTGGCGCTATTTCGCTATTGCAGGATAAGAAACCTGATGAGGTTTTGAGTCTGATTGGCAAGGCTGCTGGTGGTAGTATTAAGGCGATGAAGGAATTAGGTATTTCTGTTGACGAAACGGAAGTGGTGGCGCGAGCGTTAAAGGATACTGGTAAGCTCAATGCTGAGGCGTTGACCGATCAGGAATTAGCTGGCGCTCGCATGGAAATTGTGATGGAACGGTTGGCGCCTAAGCTGAAAGCGGTTGAGTCGGGCGAGGCGGATGTAGAGAGTGCGACGCGCGGGCTGGGCGCACGCTGGGAAACGTTCATGGGCAAGCTTGGGCAGCACTTGGAAGGTCCGTTGTCCGATCTGCTGACATGGTTTAGCGACATGCTTGATGCGATCCCGAATGCTATTCAGGGTTGGCAGAAATTGGGGCGTGTGATTGGCGATGCGCTTACCCCGATTGCGCGAGTCGCAGATGTGTTGCGGGAAATAGATCGCTTGCTACGTTCTATTTTCTCAGCGTCGGGTCAGTCGCCATTTGATTTCAGTGACTTTCCTACCGGGGGTGGTGGGTTTTCCGCACTTGCGGAAACTGGCGGGATGACCGGCGGGGGATATCTAGCCGCTCCGGTTACGTTTAACATCTATGGCGATCCTGCCGCAATTCGCGCAGCTGTAGTGGGCGCGTTGCAGGACTACACTCGGCACAATGGGTTTGAGTCACTTGATTTAGCAGAAAGGTAGGCGCACGTGGCTGGTTGGTCTGACTTCTTGGAGAACGAAATTCTGGATCATGTGTTTGGGGCAGCTGCGTACACAGCACCGGCAACGGTGTATGTTGCGCTCTTTACCTCTGCGCCGTCCGATAGTGGTGGCGGGACAGAGGTTAGCGGCGGATCGTATGCTCGTGTGGCAGTCACCAATAACGCAACCAATTTCCCCGCTGCATCTGGCGGTGCCAAGTCAAACGGAACGGTTATCACGTTCCCCGCACCGACCGCGAATTGGGGCACGGTTACGCATTTTGCTATCTTTGATGCCGCATCGGCAGGCAATATGCTTGGCTGGGCTGCGTTGTCCGCCAGTCGTGTTATCAATAGTGGCGACGGTGCGCCCAAGTTTGCGGTTGGTGATCTAGACCTGACGCTGGACTGATAGCCCGATATGGCTATTGGTACGCCTACTGTTGTAGGCACGCTCTCCGACGCTAGTACGAGCGAACCGCATACCTTAACATTGTCTGCTGCCGTTGCAGTGGGCGATGTTCTGATTGTTGCGACATTGGAGGCGGGTGGGCGTACCTTAGTCGGTGTTTCAGACTCGCAGAGTAATCCCGGTTGGCAGATTGATGAGACGCTAGCAAACACTACCAATCATGGTGGTGGCGTTGCTAGCGTGGTTGTCACTAATGCATTGAGTATTGGTGACACGCTTTCGCTGGACTTTAGTAGCACTGGCGTTTGTCGCGCGGTTGCATTCAGCGTATCGGGTCTGGACACAACATCGCGCACTGATATCAGTGTCAGTCAGGCGAATGCGTCATCTGCCACGTTGACTAGCCCGACCGGTGGCACGTCCGATACCGCGGATGAGCTACAGATCGGGGTAGGCATGCATGGTGCGTCCAGTGCATCCCTCACTCCCGAAACGCTTTCGCCAGTCTGGACGCATTTGGACAGCGGATCGACCTCTGGCACGGTTCGCACGCTGCGTGTCTACTATCGGATCGTGTCCGCAACGGAGGCACAGCGTTTCCGGGGTACGCTGAGTAGTGCGCAAGTCAATACCGGTTTCTTTGTCACGTATCGTGGCGCAGCTGCTAGCGGCGCAGCACTTGCTGGCGCGATAGATGCCGCAGCTGCGTTGGCTGGGAATGTCGAGACTGACAAGCCGTTGGCGGGTACGATTGATGCTGCGGCTACCTTGGCGGGCGATCTAACGATTGCTGCCCCAGCCGTATTGGATGGCGGAATTGATGCGACCGGGGTGTTTGCTGGTGACTTAACCATTAATCCCGCTGCATCGTTTGGCGGGACGATTGCTGCTGCTGGTGCGCTTGCGGGTGATTTGACTACAGCTGTGGGTGCGTCGCTTGCTGGCGTGATCGCAGCTACCGCTACGCTATCTGCCGTGTTTGAGGGATCGCAGTCGCTTCCACCTGTGCCTGCTGTTGGGCAGACATTCATTGAGGTATTGGCGCCGGCACCGGGGTTTGCAGCGTGGGGTGCAGCTGAACCGGATTGGGGGGATGCTGCGGCAGATTGGGTCGGGTTGACGTGGCAGGATGTTACCCCCGAGTCGATGAATGTGCAGATTGCGTGGGGTGCAAGCAAGGCGAATGGCATTCTATCGAATGCTGTTGCTGGGCCGTTCACCATTAAAACGTATGATCCTGGTAGGGTGCTTGACCCGTCTAATCCTGACTCACATTTGGCTACGGTGCTGCATGCCGGAACACCTATTCGCGTGCGCTTTGAGGGTACGAGCATTTCGCGTGTGGTGCGAAAGGGTACGATTGATGTTATCGAATACTCGCTAGATACTAAGCTTGGCAAGGTGGAGGCGATTGACGGGATTGCGCGTGCTGTAGCAGCTAAGGTTGCAAGCACGTACCCACCGTCAACTCTGACGCGTCGAGCAGAGTGGGCGGTGCATGAGGCTGGATTGGATATCGGGGTTGATATCCTTTTGCCGTTGAGTGATCCCGTGGTCGGGGTAACGCCATTGGATGCAGATAAGTCTGCGTGGCAATGGATTGATACCAGTGCGCTTGATGTGCTGTACGCGGTGTGGCTGGATCACGACAATACATTTCGCTTCCGCGATTGGTTGTCTCCGGTGGATAATGGGTTAACGCTTGGCGGTGCTGTTGGCATTCCGATGGACGATTTGCGTATTGTGTCCAGTGCCGAGGGGTTGTATGCACGTGTGATTGCGTTTGATGAGCTTGACCCGGAGGTACCACAAACGTCTAAGAGTGGGGATGCGTATGCGTTGGTAGGCGATGCTGCCTATAAGCGCACGCGTCCGGTTCCATCGGGTCTCGCGTGGGCACAGGCTGTGGTTGCGGATCGCGGTAGGATCACAACGCAGTATCTACCGGGCAAACTGCGTCCAAAGACCGAGGATCAGTTAGCGGCGTTGATTGATGCTGGGATGGCGGAGACTGTGAGTATTGTAGTGAATGCCGTTGACCCGCAAATAGTGGTTGATGCTATTGTGGTTGGTGGTACGCTAGAGGCTGATACTAGGGCTGGGTGGAGTGGGACATTGCTGACGTATGTTCCACCGGAATGATTTTCCGCAATTGCGGAAAAGAGAGGTAGCATGACTACTCGACCGGCAGATGGCGGACCAATCGCTACTGATTGGGGGCAGGATGTCCATGACCGCGTTTATGATCCCAAAGGGGATTACTCGGGGAGTGGTACCACACTTAGCCTTACCACATCGGTGCAGAAATGTGATATTGGCGATGGCATCCCCGGTAGTCCCGGTGGGTGGCTCGATGCCTCGCAGGATAGGCTGGTGGTGCCATCGGGTGAGGGCGGGGTATATTTGATCCAATTCACGTTGGAATTCACAGGTTTGACCGCAGCTGCCGGTAGCTCATATCGTGGTTGGTTGTATACCAATGGTGCGCAGGATGAAGTAGGCGTTGCTGCGCCGAGTGCGTCCGGTGCCGTTGCTAGGGTCACTGCATGTGGTATTCGCTTACTGACTTCGGGTGATTACTTGGAGGTATTCAGCGCGAACACAGGCAGTAGTGGTGGTACTGCAACGCTGGTTGACATTAGGGCTATCCGTATTGCGGATAGTCTACCGTCATAATGTACCGGGCGGAACACGTCACGCAACGGGACGGCTCTAAGCTAGAGGCGTTCAATTGTCGAATGGCGGTTGGCTCAACGCAGCTGGACTTTCACACTCGCGGTGTGAAGCTGTCTACTGGCGCTAAAATGCGTCGCTATCAATCCGACCAAAAGGGAGGTACCGATCCCGGCGATTTACTGCGAGCGTGGCGCGACGGTTATAGCGAGACGTTGACTATTCGTTGGTCGGGTTGGGATCGCTTGCTTGCGGACCTAGCGATGGGTCGGATGGTTGCTGTTGATGTGTGGTATGCGTTGATCCCGCGTTCGGATCGTTGTCAGGATAATGGCAACATTGGGCATACGATTGGGATTGCGCCAGAGCCTATCAACGATAGCGGGATGGTGGTTAGCGACCCGCTGTGCGATAGCTGGCAGCGCGTGCAGCCTGCGGACATTCGTCGCGCAGCCGAGGAATGGGCAAGGCGTATCGAAGGCGGTAGCACCCGCAAAACGGGGTTTAGGCTGCCATTTAGAGGCTCGCCAGAGGCTGAGGAACGGCCCGAGTCGCCCGTTTTCGGTCCGAGTGGCACTGTACCCCACCCCCTAGATACCGGGGGCGCAGGGGGCGAATATTTCAGGCCCATTTCGTATACCACCAGTGATAGTGGGGATGATATGCAGTCATTCGTTTGGCTTCCCGGTCCGGCTGGGCGTATTACGGTTAAGTCCGGGCCGGCTACTCGTTATCTACGGCTACGTGACGGTAAGCTGATTGAGCCGGAACCGGGAATGACTCGGGATGCAATTCCGGTTCGTTTGCTGCAACCGATCCCCGGAGGCTTGCCCGGTGCGGATCGGCAAACAGGGTATCTGTTCCGCGCGACTGAGGCTAAATTTCTGTTGTCGGGTGATGTGACGTTTTCGCCGTATGCTGAGGATTGCGGACAAGAGGTTGCAGCTGAGCGCAAGCGTTGGACAGATTGGCTTGACGGTGCGCCGGAGGCTCCCTAGACTGTAGGTACCCTCTCCCGCTTGGACTGGCAAAGCGGAGCGGGGGAGGGGAGCTTTGCCCGCTGTGCCGTAAGCGTGAGGTTTTCCGCAAATGCGGAAAGTGACGGTAGAGGCTTCCCCGCTGGATGGCGAGGTAGGGGCGTTAGTCCGATCTGGCCCGACCGGAATTGATGTGCTGAGCATTCCCCCAGGTACGCTATGCGTTGTCAACGCGTTGGCGGGGGAAGTGTGGATGGCGCAGGGGTACCCGCAGCGTCGATGGCTTGCAGATATGGAGCTTGACGCGTGGGCTGCTACGGTTGTCTAGCGATGGTTCCGAGTGGGATTTGGACGATCTACCGCTCGGGACACGTGACCCGGCCGATAGGATTATTCCCTTCTCACAGATCGTCGGCCCGGCGCAGCCGGAACCGAAAAGCGAACCGCCATCGGTTACGCGAGCGTATGAGTATCTGTCTGAGGGTATTGATAGTGAACTGGGTAGCATGCTTGCGGATGGGTTGATGGTGCCTGAGGGAGTAACGGTGTTGTATGGTCCCGGGGGTGTGGGTAAGGGACATGTGGCGTGCGAGGCGATACGCCATTTGGTGCTTGATGGTCCGGTGTTGATCGTGGACTACGAGGCGCACCGATCAGAGTGGCGTAAGCGGTTGCGGTTGATGCTGTCGGTTGAGCAATTAGAGCGTGTGGCATATGTGGTGCCGGAGGCGCAGCTACCGAAATCGGCAGTAGCTCTGCGGGATATGGTGCGTGAGATAGGGGCATTGTCGATGGTGGTGGACAGCTATCAGGCTGGTACACCGGATGGGCGCGTGCATGCAGAGCAGGCGGATACTCCGCGTGATATGTTTCGTGCGTTGGCTGTGGTGGGTGTTCCGACGTTGATGCTTGCGCATGTTACGAAGTCAGGTGGGGATCATCAACCGCATCCATATGGGTCTGTGTTTGTCCACAGTTATGCGCGTATGACTTGGAGTATTGCTAGGTTGTCTGATGATGGCGACCCACTGACGGTAGAGCTACGTAATCAAAAGGCGAATGATCGTCCGCGCGATCTGCCGCGTAGGTATACGTTTACCTACACGGAAAGGCGGCTGGTGGTGGATCGGGAAGTGCTTATGTCTCGTGGGGATTTGATTGCGTCAGTGTTACGTGGTCAGAAAGCATGGTTGATGCCTGCTGCGATTTATACGTTGATGGTGCAGCTGGGGGTGCTGCCGGATGACATGACGGTGCAGCACATTGGATCACTGTTGCGGAATGACAAGGGGGATCGTTTCGAGCGTTCCGCCGAGGGGTGGAAAGTGAAGGTTGGGAGGCATGCGTAACCTGCACCCCCTAAGGGGGGTGTGCAGTTACGCGCAGGTTATGCCTCTGTTTGAGCGTGAAACCGACCGAGCAGCGGCACAGCGCGTAACCGCATGCGTAACGCAGATCGTGTGTTGCGTCAGGTGGGACAAATCGCCTTGGGTATTGCGTTTTCCGCAATTGCGGAATATTGTGGGTACATCAAGTCGAGAGCATGGAGGCGGCGGATAAGCGATCACCAACCAGTCAGTGATTGAGGATTGGAGAGAAGCACGATGGCGGATACAAACGTTACCGATACGGCAGTCTCGACCCACGTTGAGAACGTGGAGAAGGCGATGGCTGATGAGAAGCCTAAGACCCTAAGGCAGTACGAAACGATCGTTGAGAAGAACGCAGCGCGTGGCGCATCGTTCTGGCGGTTGGCTGCCGATGCGCTCTTGCAGATCAAGACTCACAAGCTCTGGCGCAAGGCAAAGGATGCCGACGGCGATCCTTACCCCTCTTTCGCAGCCTATGCGGAAGCGCGGTTTGGGTTCAAGAAAACCTATGCCTACGATCTGGCAAAGGCTGCGACGCGCAATCCTGAGGCATTGACCGAAGGCGCAGCGCGAGCGAAGGATAACGCCGAGCGTACTCCACAACCGCTTGCCTCTTGGCAGGCTGCGCAGCGCATCGTGTCCAAGTGGGACGCGTTTCTGGATCGCGCCGGCGATATCCGGGATCGGGCGATTGACGATGTGAAGTTCGTCAACGCTTACGATGCGCTAGTCAAGTCGATGGGCGAGGCACTGCATAAGTGGGCAGATCGCTACCCCGAGCCTATCGTTGAGACAGCGGAGGAAATCAGTCCGACCCGCGACACGGCGGGCGAGGCGCAGAGCGCATAGACCGAGCGGAAGCTAGCAGGGGCGAGAGATTTCCCTGCTAGCTTTCCGCAATTGCGGAAAGCGAGTATTACGATGGCGGCAATCAAGATTGAGCAGCAGCCGTGCTGCGCTGGTGGATGCACTGAGCGTGGGACCAATATCGAAATCGTTGGCGATCTCGATATGCTCGAAATCATGGGCGCGATTTCGGTGTGCGATAAGCACCGCGATGCGGAAGGGGTGCAGCTGCGTAGGGCTGTCGAGCAGATTTACGGTGGGCGAACGGACAAGGCATCGGAGCCGGTTCGCGGCATGTTGCGCGGATTGCTCGATACGATCACGCTGCAAACGGCTCTGGCGATGCTGGGCGATATGGTCTATCAGGATCGGCAAAAAGAAGGTAAGGCAAAATGAAGGGTTGGCGAGAGGTTACGCCACGTACGAACAGCGAATTTGAGCGTGGTAAGGATGATCTAACTCCGGTCGAGCGTGAGCTATTGCGTGCGGCGATGGAGGCAGAGCTAGAGGATATGGCGCACATGCGCACGATGCGTCATCGGTTGCTGGTCGTGTTTGCGGTTGCTTGTGCTGTGGTTGTGGTAATGATCGCAGCTGCGGTGCTGGTTGGTTCGACACGCGCAAGCGACGATTTGTCATGGCCGTGCCGTATTGAGGGGTGGGAACCGGGGGACCATTGGGGACCCGGACCGCTGGACGTGGTTCCCGATGTTCCGTTGTGCGAGGGTGAGGTTGCCGAACCGCTGGTTGTGATCCTGCCGAGCCTTCCGCCTACGGATACTGCGCCATGACACCCTGGACTGACCGCATCGTGTTCTGCGATCACTGTGGACCCTGCGAGCGGCGCGGGTGCAACGAGCATGAGGTCGTGACCGGACCGGCTCCGACACCCCGGACTGACCGCGAAACCGCCGCACTGCTGACACCGGAGGAGGGGCTGCGAGAAGCGGCACGAGCCGTCTGTGACTCGGTCCGCTGGAAGGGTGGTGAGCCGTTCTATACGCCGTCATCGGTCGCGTACTACGACGCTCTCCGCGCCCTCGCCCGCGCTCTCGGAGACTCCCGGTGAGTCCTGCATTAACTCCCGCTAACGATGCAATCCGCGCGGTTAACGTGACTGCATCGGAGGTAGCTGCATTGATGGGTCCGCATCCGTACACCGACCCACAACGTATCTTCGACCGCTTGGCGGCACACTACCACGGCACGCCATATGATCACGGCACGCAAACCGAGTCGATGTATCTTGGTGTGTTCTTTGAGAAGCGTATAGCGCAGTACGCAGCGCATAAGCTTGGGCTGCGTCTGCGGGCATGCTCTCGCACGATCCCCCATCCTCACTACCCATTGGCTGCCACGCCTGATTACTACGTATTGCGGAAGCATCCGTTGGGGTTACGCATGCTGGTGGAGTGCAAGCTGTCGAGCATCATGTATGGATGGAATGAGACAGAGCTAGCACCGCATTACGAATGGCAGGCACGTGCACAGCTGGCATGTACGGATCGGGACGTGTGCATCGTTGCTGCCTTGGTTGGGTCCAAATTCTACGCAATCCCGGTGGTACGGGATGCCACGAAAGAGAGGTTTATGCTAGAGACGGTGGACATGTTCTTTCGGGATATGCTGGCGGGCATTCGTCCACCGGCTGTCGAAATTCCGCAAGTGCGGAAAGTTACGGTTGCAGGTTAGGAGCAAGCATCATGGTTAAGGCGGTTGTGAAGGATACCATTCCTGCTATTGCGCCGGGTGTGTATCAGGGACGCTTTGATGGCGTGCGCGAGGAAACGAACGATCAAGGTACGTTTTGGCTCTGGACGTTCTCACTGGCGGTGCCGGGAAGTGCGATCACGGATACAGAGCAGTACGGGGATGAGGATGCGGTTATCCCCCTGACTGCCACGAGCAGCCCACGGATCACTCCGCGTACTAAGTCGGCACGCTGGCTCGAAGGGCTGGGTGTTCGCATTGAGGTTGATGACGAGATTGATTTTGACGCGCTAAAGGGTCGAGATTGTCAGGTTGTGGTGATCGTGTCCGAGCAGCAGTATTCGCGCGTGGATGCGGTGCTTCCTGCACCGCCTAGAGGGAAGTCGAGCAAGTAGCATGACAACCGTCCGCTTTGAGGTTAGTGGTAGACCCGTTCCACAGGGATCGGTTGTAGCTCACATGAAGGGCGGACGGGCCAGCATTCACTACGCAGCGGGAAGCGGTTTGGCGGCATGGCGCAATCAAGTCGCTTCCGCTGCGCGTGAAGCTTGGGGGGAAACGGTGTATGGCGGGCCGTTTACCATCGGCTTGCAATTCCTGATGCAGCGTCCGAAATCGCACTACGCGGACCTACGGGGTACCGTCAAGCCTCGCTATCGGTGGGAGCAACCATCGGTGCAGCCCGATCTGGATAAGCTGGTACGGGCGATCCTAGACGCTCTCACGGGGGTTGTGTGGCGGGATGACGGACAGGTAACACAGATCGTTGCAAGCAAGGAATACGATACGCATACAGGGGTGGTTGTAACGTTGGTGGTTAGTGAGCAAGCGTCAGAATATACCGGGTTGGAAGCGAACGGTTAAGCGGATCGTTGCGCGGGATGGTGGGGTCTGCTGGTTGTGTAGTATGCCCGGTGCTACCAGTGCGGATCACGTCATCCCGCGTAGCAAGGGTGGGAGCGATGCGGATAGCAACCTACGCGCGGCGCATGTGGCGTGTAATAGCCGGAGGGGCAATCATGCTGTGGTTGGAGCGTCACCATATCCAAGTCGCTTTGACTGAAACCGTGGTGCATGATCGTTGTCCGTGGTGTGGTGCGTGTGTCCAGTGCGGGCAGGACCACGATCCCGAGTGCGAGCGTCCACAATGAAAGCGTCATGGGATATCCGACCATGCAAGACATGCAAGGGGGACGGTCGGGGTAGGGGTCCAATGACTAAGGATGAGAGGCGACAGAGGGCACGCGAATTGCGGGATGCTGAGCGCGCTGGGCATGATCCCGTACCGCTACAGCGTAGCTGTCGCGCGTGTGGTGGCAGCGGGTATGTGGATGCGGTTACCGGCACACCGATGGTGCATGAGGGTATGCAGTGAAGTCTAACGCGAGTGTGCGCTAGTGATACCCCCGTTTCTTAAGGAATTGCCCGGATCACGGCAAG